ATCTTATAGATACATTCTCCAATATACTCTGAAACTCTAGGTTTTTCTTCATCTTTATCTACTGCAATTTTACATGCGTCATTATGAGCAATGATTGCTGCAGTAAATTCTTTGTTGTTCACATAATGAACTGAAGCTTTAGTTTGTCTTTTTTCTCTAGCCATGTATATATTATCTCATAAAATCTGTATTTGTCAAGGGTTAATTATCCAAAACTACTTCCACAACCACAAGTCTGTTTAACATCAGGATTTCTAATTTTAAATGCCGAATGAAAAGTTGTATCTTCAAAATCTATTTCTACATTTTCTAAATAACTATGACTGAATGCATCAACATGCATTGAAACTCCATCTTTCTCTATTATATAATCATCATCAAAACAATCTTCAAGTGGAGATAAACCAAATTTATACTCAAATCCAGCGCAACCGCCACCTTTTACAGACAATCTTACTACTTCACCTGGAGTAATAAAACTTTTTAACTTATCTATTGCTTTATTTGTTAAATTTATCATTTTTTGCTTGACAGATCCTTAATCTCATGTTAAAATAAATATGTAGTATTGGGAAAGAAAAGAATATATACTAATGAATGGTGTCATCTTTTCCAGGTCCTCTTTCATCATTTGATAATAGTTGTTCTTCTTCTTCAAATTCATCTAACATTTGATCCAATTGTTCTCTAAAATCTATATCATCTCTCGAAAATCTTTTCTTAACTAATCCTTCCATTACTTCTTTTTGTTCTTCCCAAACTTGTTTACTAGATTTTATATCAATTCTATCATTATCTCTTATATTCAACCATGCCGTACAAGCTTCATCATAAAAATTGATGAATTTTTTACTGATACTTGTTCTAAAAAGTACGGAATTTGTATCAACTGTTATACTGTCTTCTTTTGTAAATGGAATATATGGTCCTAGATGTACTAATACACCTCCAGTCATTGCTGGTTGTAGTTGAATATTCATAGGGAAATGAAGTTCTAATTTTTCATTTGTAAATACTTCTCTAACCATCGCAAATACTTCTTTTCCGTCTTTAAATTTAACAAATTGATATTCTGTACTATCGTCTATGTATGGCATTTTGGTATCCTTACTGAGTGAATTTCATATTTAAAATTTTCTTTACTATATGTATTTATTCTTTCTGAAAAGTGATTAAGCGTATAATTTGTATTATTTTTCCAAGATAAGTCATCAGCTATATCATACAATACAACATAATCTTTACCTTCACCCTTCCGTAATCCTCTACCTATTGATTGTAAATTTCTAATTCTTGATTTACTAGGAGAAGCAAATACAATATTATGTAATCGTTTAATGTTGACTCCTGTACTAAATGTTCCAAAACTAGCTACTATTACAGCGTTATCTTCTTTTTCTACAATCTCTCTAACTTTTTCTCTGTCTAAAGTATCAGTTCCACCAAATACAAAAAAGACTTTTCTATCTGTTGTATCATTAGCTATCAATTCAGATAATAAAGCATATAAGCCTCGACCATGTTTTTCTACATATTGAAACAATACTAATGAATTACCATCCAATCCATTAACTAAATTTCTTATGAAACTATTTCGTTTTTCATTTCTAACAATCCAATCCATTTCTTCTTGATATGTCATTTTACAGACTAATTTTCGTTCTTCATCAGAATATGATAATACTAAACATTGTATATCTAAATTAGCTAGTGTGCCTTCGTCCATCAATTCTTTAGAAGTAGTGACAAAATAGGCTGGTCCGAATAGACCTTCTAATTGAAGTTTATGTGTTTGTGTCTCTTGTAATGTTCCTGTAGTTCCAATCTTGTATTTCACTTCTGTTAAACTCTCCATAATTTTCGAAAGAGATTTAGCTTGAAATAAATGTGCTTCATCTCCAATGACCATTCCGAATTGATTTCCAAAGTCTTTTGGCATTCTCATCATAGATTGCCATGTAGTAATAACAATAGGAGCATCCGACCCTTTATCACCACCGTATATCTTGGCTATATCACCTTTGAAACCATAATCTTTAAAATCTTTCGCCATTTGTTCTACTAATGCAGTGGTTGGTACTATCACTAATGCTTTCTTGTTCTTCTTGAGAAAATTGTATCGTATAAGACTGTATATCATCAATGACTTTCCTGATGCAGTCGGAGATACTAGTATACATTTTTGATTGTGTGCTGCGTATGCAACAGCTTCTTTTTGATAATCTCTAAGTTTTAATGGAATATCTTTAACTATTTCTTCGTATCGTTCTATAGTAAAAATATCTGTTTCAGGTTCATACCCTTCTATCTCATAACCACGTTCTTCACAAAACTCTTTAAGATATGTATATAAACCTAAATATAATTGATTTGTATTAAGATGAAATAACCGAATGTATCCATCCCAAAATTTCTTACGAACAGCTGGGATAAAACTAGCTCCAGGAACTTTGAACTTAAAGAATTCTGAAAGTTCTTTTCTTATTGAGTCTTCTGTGGAAATTTTAAGGTAAACTTCGTTGTTCTTCTCGATTACGAGCCTGCCATGAACTTGCGCCATTCTATAATATTCTTTATTGTTTGATGTCTCCACGTTAATTGTGAAACGACATCTGTTAAAAATTCTACTGTTATTCTCAAGTATTGAAGTTTTTCATACAAGTCTTGTATGTCTTTATCAGCGCCTTTGAATTTGTTATAATCAGATTTAAGAACTGTTAATCCATCGAATGGATCAAAATCCCATTTCTTTTCTTCGATCTGATCTCTTGACATTTTGCCACCATACCACAACCACTTATCTTTATCTAGTTCTTTCATTCGTCTTTCATAACGAATAACTTCTAACTTTTTGTTAGATAACAGTTCAGCATATTTTGCGTGTAATTTGGGTACTTGGAGTGAAGATGCGTCTAATTCTATATCATCAATTAGACAATCTTTCTTCCACATTTCCTGGATTTCGTTCAAAGTTTTATTATTCATACTATATATTATAACAGAAAATTCTGAAAAGTCAATGCTAAGATGTTGTTCTCACTTTAAATAATGTATATCTTAGAGTCAAATCACATACAGAATACTCAACTTCTGATTGGTCTGTTGCGAACTCTATTGAACCTAAACTTGTTGGAAAACAATCTTCAAAAGAAAAATACATATTTGGATTATTTGCTGAAGTGTTTATTACAAGTGTAGCATCAGAATACATTTCAGTCATATCTCCTGATCTATTATCAAAACCTGTAGTTGTTTTTGTTGATCCAACTAAAGTTTGAAAATCATCTGTATCATATCCTGGTCCAAGTTGCATTACCCAATTAAATATTTCTTGATAATTTTGCATGTCTTCATCTACAATGAATCTGACAACTAATGGATCAAATTCAATTCTATCTCCAGGTAAATAAGATTGAATAGCTAAAGGTGTAGTATGAACAGCTTCAGTAAAACTAATTCCAGGTAATGTTGCACCTACACAAGTATATCTAGTTTTAGGTAACTTGTTTATAAGTAAATCAAAATTAACTGGTGAGAGATAATTTAAATTTGTCGGTTGATCCGATTGCCAATTAGCTTGTGCCATTGTGTTTCCTATTCGTTAAACCCTATAAAATCATCCCACCGAACAAATGTTTGAGTGTCTTTATTCCAAAACCAGCCTTGATGTTTCTGTTCTTTTTGTGGTATTTCTGATTCTACATAGATAATCATTATACTACTATTTATACTGATTATGTTTTCGTTGAGATATTTTTTCTTCCCAATCTTCAATCGCCTTTGTTATTGCTTCTTCTGCTAAAACAGAACAATGTAATTTTATTGGTGGTAAATCAAGTATTTCTGCTATGTCTTTATCTCTAATTTGTTTAGCTTCATCTACTGTCTTACCTTTTAACATATCTACAAATAAACTTGAACTTGCTATTGCAGAACCACAACCATATGTTTTAAATTTAACATCTTTGATAAGTCCTTCTATATCTAATTTCAAATCAAGTTTCATAACATCTCCACACGATGGAGCTCCTACCATACCTGTAGCTACATTGGGATCATCTGGATCAAATCTTCCTACTGAATGTTTTTCTGGATTTTTGAGTACATCTTCAAATCTTTGTACTACTTCTTTACTGTACGCCATACTAGTATTTATAACAGAGAGAGAACTTACGTTCCCTCTCTATCTGAGAATTTACTTCTCGTTTACAAATTCATTTAACTGTTTTGCAGTTTCAATGACTTGATCAGTAGTAATTTCTACTACTGGTAATTTCGCCATATCAAGTTTATTATCCACATTGAAATAATGTGCGTCAACTTCTCGTTGAGCATTCATTTCAAGTAAACCTTGTGCTTGATTGAGTAAATCGGCTCTGATTTCGAACCCTGATTTTGTACCGTAATTGGACATAATATCCTCCTGTGTGTATGTGTGTGGGTTGTCCTTTTGACTTCCCTACTTATATTTATAACAAAAAAAAGAGCCCC